ACATGTCCGAGGTGACGCCCGGCATCTGGAAGACCGAGATCACATCGTTGACCGACCGGCCAATGGCTTCAGAGATCTCTACGATCTTGAACCCGCCCTCATCCTTCTCCAGGATCTTGGCCTTTAGATCCGGGTCTGCGGACTTGGCTACACCGATCAGCACCTGCGCGCTGGTTGCAATGCGCGTGGCGAGGAACGACATTGCCCAGTTGATGAATCGAAGCTCACCGATACCGGGACGAATGATAGAGATGGGCCAGCTGTACCCCGGCTTGCCGTGCCAAGCGAGCGGCGTGAACGGCCAGCCTCCTGGTTCTGCCCAGAATGGGATGGGCCACTGAGCCGCCATGAACATCGACGGCGCAACCCCAGTCTCGTCCACTTCCTCCTGCAACATCGCTTCGGGCATGTTCAGCGGGAAATCAATTCCCTCTGCCACGGCGATATAGCAGTTGGGTCCGAACGCATCGAACTTGCCGCGGAGGTCTTTGTCGGCGTTCTTGAGCCGGTCGCCAAACCCCGTCTTGGAGTACACCTCCCAGTAGACGATGAGGTCGTTGGTCTTCCCCATCTTCTTCTTGTACTCAAAGCCGCGCTCGTTGTTGTCGCCGCGGGACGAGTAGCTTTCCATGTGCCCGCTCAGATCTTCGCGAGACAGGCCGAACTTCGCCGCCACTTCATCCACTGGCTGGACCCGTTTGCGCGCGGCCCAGCGGATGTCCTCAAACTCATCGGCATCGGGATCCCAGACGAGGTTGTCTATGGAGTCGTAGAAGCTCCCGGCCATCTTCAGCTGCGATCCCGGCGGCGAATAAAGCTCATGCCACCAGACGCCTGCACCCTTAATGAACGCTTCCTCCACCACCTTCCGCGAGTGCTTCTTCAGATCCAACTCGTTGGGCGTGTAGTTGAGGTAGTCTTCCAAGAGCCTGGAGACGAGCTTGCGCCGCTCCAGCATCATCTGCTGCTCCTGCAGTCCCTGCTGGTACATCTGCATGCCGGGGTCTGGCATCATCACCGGCTGGCCATCGGGTCCAATGATTGGCTGACCGTCCGGCCCCATGGCTGGCACTGGGGGCTGGGGCTGGATGCCGAGGAGTGCTGGCCCGATGATGGGGTACTCCTTGGGGGTCACCGCGCGGTTGGGGTTCCGGTGGTGGATCACCGCGGTAAAGAGGCGCACGGCCTCCCACACACGGTTGACCTGCATGCGGAATGCAGGAGGAGTCATGCCCTTGTTGTAGCCACGCTCCCCACGGGCGTACCCATCTTTCCACATGAAATCTGGGTCGCCAGCGAAGAAGTTCATCGCCTCGTCACCGTCCTCTGTGAACGGACGCTTATGGGCGGTGGCCTGCTTAATGCACTCAAGCCAGCGGGCGACGATTGGACGAAGCGGTTTATCCATGGGCACTCCTATTAGCTAGTGTCCTTACTTGCCCCTGCGGGCTTCCAAGTCGGCTACCTTCCGCTCCAAAAGCGCCACTTTCTCGGCCAGAATCGCATTCTTCTGAGGCTTGTGTTCCCAGAAGCCGTAGTCCTTCCACGCCTGGAACTCGTTCACGCCGGGGTCGGTGACATGGTGGACCGACTGCTTCTCATTCCCGCCGTAGCCGGGGGCCAAGGCCCACAGGGTGAGGGTCCGCTGGCTCACCTTGGTGACCAAGGCCGGGATGCACTCAGCGCCCTCATGGGCACGGAAGAACACCCAGTCACCAAGCTCAGCGGTCGGCATTACGTAATCGCTCATCTTTGTCTACTCCCCATTGGCCCGAGAACAATGCAGTTGTCTTCGGACGACTGCTGCCTGCGGCGTTTATCCGCGAGGTAACGCACCCACCATGGATCGGGGCCATAGGTCTTTGGCGGTGCGTGGTATTTTGGTTCGTACGCGCAGAGGTACTCCACGCTCTGGATGGCGTGGACTTCCCCGCGGCTCTGCGGCTCGTCGGTCACGTAGACCTGTCCGTTGACGCTCGTCGTCTTTTTCCGGTAGCGGCGGATCTCGCGCATCAGATTCGGACACGCACCATCCAAGAACTTCAGCTTGGTCGAACCGTCTCCCCGGATGTGGAGCATCTGCCGGACGAGCGCCGTGCGGGCCGGGATGTCGTCGGAGCCGGGGATGAAGCCGTACCCGCTCATCTGCGACTTGATGCCGCGCTTCTTCAGTTCCTCTGAGTACAGTTCATGGGGAAGACGGCCCGAGCCTAAGTCTCTGAGCATGCCGCCGTGCATGTCGATGATGAACGTCCGGTAGTTCTGGCCATCGGCCTTCTGTGCGAACTGGTCACCGAAGATCAATGCGTTTGCCTGCCGGATGTACAGTTCGTCATAGATCAGCAGGAACTTCTCGTCGGGCGGAACGGCTCCAAAGACGCACGCCAAGACCGTGTGGCCAGGGTCAATCGCAACATACCGCGTCCAGTCTGGCGGCACCTGACCGGCAGGCAGATCCTCCCGCCGCATAACATGCACGCCCGGGTTGAAGGACGGGTACATAAGCGTCGATTCTGTGGTGAACTCGCCCTCCGCACGCATGCGAAGCTCATCCATTCCAAGGGCAGACCACCGCTCAATATTTTTGGCTTTCTCTTCTTTGTCGATATGGTCGTTATCCAAGAAGCGCAGGGTGAACTTCTTAATAATCGGGTTCTCTTTGCCCTCCTCTTCAGCCTTGTCCGCACGTTCACACAACCCCAGCAGCGCATCGTTTTTACTATGGGGCATAGCCGACCATACAAACCGGCCTTTGCGGTCGGCAAGCCGCGCCTGCATCTCCCCAACCCATCGTTCATTATTAATATCCTCATCAATGTGAACTAAGTCAGCTTGAAAGCCCTGCGGCGGTTCGCCTTCTGAGGAGAAGCAATTAATAGTCCAACCGTTAGTAAGCTCTGCCTTGTTGAGGTAGCTGGCGTTCTTCAGCACCCAACTCATCTCTTTGATCATGCGGGGCGGGATGAGGGGCGGTGCTGGTTTTGCCTTGGAGGGGTCGTCCACCCCGGGCTTAAATGCCCGCCACTGATTCGTCTTCTCATCCTTGATCATCTTGAACGCACCGGCACGGAACAGCATCGGTACAACCACAAGACCTATGTGGGGCCAGTTCCTCCCGATGATCACTAGGTTCCCGCCCTCTTTGGGATACTTCCCGTACGGGTCTTGTCCGGTGGCCGCGCGTGCGTCCTCTACGAAACTTGCGCAACTCTTGCCGCTGCGATTTCCTCCGATCAGCAGGCGCTCGCTTGCCATGCACTGGTGGAACTCCGTCTGCTTTGGCATTGGGTCATACAGCCGCAGGGCTTCGATCCGGCGTTCAGCCAGTTCGATCTGCACATCGCGCAGCTGGTTGAGAGCATGCTGCGTGATGCCTTGGACCGCCGGTTCGTCAGGCGTCGGCGGTGGGGGGATTGGCGGGTGCTTCCGCATATTCTCCGCAGTAGTCGTCCTTGGTAGTCACGGGCTGGCAGTCCCGCTCATGGTGTTCCATCACGGTCGGAGGGTATCTCCTGCACAGCCCGTGAGTTGTGATCGTCGGTTCCCACCACCGGCACGTTTTGCACTCCATGTGAAATCTCCTTTACGCTAGCCAAGCCCAGTTCTTGCCAACATGTATCATCGAAACAGACTCCGGGGTCACCCCAAACCAGCGAGCCAAAAACGTGCAGGATCCGAGATATGCGACCCATTATCCGTTCCTGGACGCTTTTGCTCATGTGGAATCTCCATTGCGCTGGGATGTCAGCAAAGGCGCAGACTCCACAGCATCGACTGTCCTCAGACTCATAGCAGCCTCCAGCACCTTGCGCCGCAACTCCGACTCCAACTCTTCGTCGGTCATCAGTTCCAATGGCTTCTTCGCACCGCCAAGTGCAGTGTTTGCGGAAGTCAACCGAACGATTGTCTCCAACATCTTCGTCCGAAATGCTCCTCCAGAAGGAGCGTCGAAAAACTGCTTGAGGTACACGTTGGCGAAGCCTCGCACCCCACCGAAATACTCCATCAGAACTTCTAGCAGTTCAGACGAGTGGGGGATGTTCGCGCCGCCGATCCTGGCCGATGCTACGAACAGATCGACCGCGCCCTTCTCAATCTCCGCGAGCTTCTTGTTGCCCTTCTTCTTGCGGGCCTTCTTCTCATGGGCGTTGCGGCACTTGCGGCACCGCGCGTGAAACCCGTCCTTGCTCTTATGCCAGTACGTTGGGGTTAGCTCATAGCTAGTCCCGCACTGGATGCACGCCTTGTACTCAGACAGGTTTCACGCTCCACTTAGGGCGAAGATCCATCAGCTTCACGCTCGCATCGTAGTTGGCTTCCCAGCACTGCTTGAGCTTCGCGCTGATGTCCACAGCCTGGACGACCTGGGGCTTGCCCACGCACTTCGGTTTCCAGTGCCCAGCCCACGCATCCCAGTTGCAGAAGACAGGGTTGTAGCCCAGCTTCTGCGTGCCTGCGAGCGACAGGTCGCGGGTCATCGTCACATCCTCAGTCGATGACTTCTCGGACTGATACTTGTCTGGGTATTCGTAGTAGAACCATGGGTTGTCAGATGAGGTCTGTGGCTCAGTCACCTCAAACGCCCGCATGTCGTACATGATCAATCCCGTGGGCAGGGCGGCGCACTCTTGGATGCCCGCCATCTTCGCCCCGGTGTCACGGTCGTACATCTCCAGCTTAAAGTCTGGGTTGGCGTTCTCTGACTGGTGGGCCTGCCATCGGAACACGTAGACGTTCTCATGCGGCGGCGGGCCGCAGTAGGGCGCGCCGATGACCACCGGACCCTTGTGGTAGTGGTCTACCAAGAAGTCAAACGACGACGACAGGAACGGCTTGGCATCGGCTTGCCCAGTGTACAGATCGGGCTTCATGTCCGAGTCCACCATCACAAGCACATCGACACCGTACTGGCGAGCCATGAGGACGGCCCGATTGCGGGTCATTGTGATGGGCGTATCAGACAGATTCCAAACTTGGATCCGCGAGACGCGAGGGTCTTGGGAAAGACTAGAGGTGGCCGGAAGCATCCACTCCCGAATGTCAGGCACCTCAGAGGAGATGCCGCCATTGCCACCATAAGAGAACGTGCAGAAGCCGATGGAGAACTTTTGTTGCATTTCACACCCCGGGGATAGGTGTACAAGTCTACAGTATTACTAAGCGCGCGTCAACCGATTCAGTTCCAGGAGTACCCTGTCGGCCGCGCGTTGCCTGCGAGGCCCGAGAACTTGCGATTGTTGAAGCCGCCGCGATCCGGCCTAGAGGTGGCGGGCATGTTGGGAGGTGGAGCCTTCATCTTGGGGTTCCACGCCAACGCGGCGGGATCACCAGCTTCTGCCCTAGTCCGCAGTCTCTGCAGGGCTTGGATGTGAGAACGCCATTCTGCTGGCGGGCCGTTGCCTTTGAATGTGCCGTAGGTGGCCGCTTCCCACTTGCGCATCTCGCTTTCGATCTGCTGTATCTTTGCCTGTCTGGCCTTCGACTGGTTGAGGTCCGTGTCCATTCCAGCAACGGCCTTGTCGTAATCGGCTTGGCTCAATCGGCCATCGTTAAGCCGCTTCCAGAGTTCACCCGTGTACTGGTCGGCCATCTCGTCTGGCGTGCGGTCTTTGAAGTTCTTTCCGCCCAGCTTTTCCCGGTAAGACTGGCCGGTGGTCGCACCACTGAGCCAACGGTCGCGCAGCGTCTGAAGGTCGGCGTCCTCTTTAGCCTTGTCTTTAGAAGCCCTCTTGCGAGCCGCAATCGGATCCTCGCCGTAGGAAGGCTGAGCCGCGGCATCGGGAACATCCGGTAGTCCTTGGACTGCTGCTTGGGGGTTGTAGGGAGTGCCTTGTGATGGCGGCTCAATGGGGCGGGCGGCACTTGGGGCTGGAGCAGGAGACTGGCGCTGCGGAGATGCTGGTCGGGGCGGGACGTTGACTACGGGGGCGAGCCGGATGGGTTCGCCGGGGGCGGAAGGAGCGTTGTAGTCTGGGCGAGCCGGGACGTTGACTGTCGGAGCCAGCCGGATTGGTTCTTCCTGCTGCGCCGCGCGCGGGTTGTATGGTGTTCCCTGCGAAGGCGGCTGGGTGGGCCGCGCTGAACCAGGCGGCTCATTGCCTGATCGGAAGGGACGAAGAGGGGTTGGCGGGCCGTACTTCGCAGACTGCTCCGCCAACAGCTTGTCAAACGCTTCCGTCCCCATCTGGGCTTCGCTAATACCCATGTCGCCGCCGATGAAGGCGGATCTACGTCCAGGCTGGCCAGAGATGCGCGGTTGATTGAGTGACCGATCATTCATCCAGTCAAACTCGCCGGGCGCCTGCGCTGGTGGGCGGACATAGAACTGATCGGCACCAAATCCCTGCGGGCCGAATGGGTCATATGACTCCTGGCTCAATGATGGCCTGGGAGTGTTGGCGGCGGGGCTGTTGCCAAAGGGATTCTGGAAGTTGCCCTGCATGTACTGGGTGGCGTTGCCCATCGCCCGCTGGACATCGGGGTTCTGCATGGCGTTCTGCTGCGAGAACGGGTTGTAGAACGAGCCGTTGGCAAGCTGGTCGTTAGCCTGCTGCATCAGCTGGCCTTGATCGAATGTCACTGGGCCGGTTAGCTGGCCACTGCTGTACTGCCCGAGCCTCTGCGAGAGGTTGCCGACAAACGCCTCGCCCTGCCGCAGCGTGTCCTGCCACGGCATCTGGCTTCCATCAACGCCGGTTGCGCTAGCTTGGATCGGACCTGGGCGCTGATCGATGGCGTTGTATGCCATGTTGCCAGCGTTGCTCTGCCCGCCAGTCATCTGGCCGTACTGGCCGGTCGTCGGGTTATAGCCCTGAGATGTGAACGTCCCGGGCATCGTAAACGACTGGGCCTGCGTGTTGCCGCCGTACTGCTTGGAGGCTTGGTTGTACGCCTGCGCCCAAATCTGGTTGGAAGGCACCTGCCCCGAAAGGTCATTCTGCTGCGCACCCTTGGGAGGAGTGCGAGGCACGTTGGACGAGTTGTACGCGGGCTGTGCGTACACGGACATGTCAGGAGCCTTGGACGGGGATGGCTGCTGTGTTGGCTGAGTGCTAGCCTGCATGCTCGCTTGCGGCTTCGCTTGCTGGGAGGTCGGGTTGGACTGCGCGCGGTAGTTGAACGCCATTACCGATCCTCCTGCTGAGTGGTCATGCCGTCCGTGCCCACGCCCGTGCCGTAGTACATGCGAAGGCGTTCAGCATCGTCCTGCGGGAGATTGCGGATCTCAGCGATTAGCTGGCGCAGGAAGTCCAGGTTCTGGATTGCTGGTGGTTGATCCATCTAGAAAACGGGGCCAGGATGTTTCCACCCTGGCCCCGCCCCCGAAAGCCCGTGAAGGGCAGTATTACGAAGCCCGAGTCTTGATCAGCGCGAGAACGGCCGAGCCGGTCGTCGCACCGGCACTCGCCGCATAACCGATGACACCGATGCCGTTGTCGTTGGCACCAGCGGTGCTGGACGACAGCGGGGACACCGTGACGCGGCCAGCCGTGGTTGATGTGCTGGCTGCAGCGGTGATCACCGACAGAGCCGAGCGGACGGCAACGTCCGAACCGGAGAGGGCAACCGACACTTCGGTCGGGCCATCAACCGTCACCCAGAACACATCGTTGTTGGCAACGCCACCGGCCGGGAGGAACTCGTCCACCACACCAACGAGCGCGTCGTTGGTCACCGAAGCGTAGCCATCAGCCGCGCTGTAAAGCGCCTTGCCCGTGCCCGCCAGACGAACAACTCGCTTGGGCAGCAAGGCCGCACCCGAGGTGTTACGAACAGCGATGCAGACCTTGCGACGATTGCTGCGGACCTGGCCGTTGACGGGGTTCACATCCGTGAACTCCTTCACACAGCCCACCCAGTTGTCGCCGTACGACCCAGACGAGAGGCCGTACAAACTATCATTGACACCATCCAGGCCAAGCGTCTGGCCCAGACCGAACGGAGGATCAGCTTGCAGTCCCATTTTGACTATAGTCCTTTCTCAGGCGGTGATGATTTTGAAGAAGTTACGCGGCGACTTGAACTTCAAGTTGCCGAGCGTCGAAACAACGTAGCGATACTGCTGGGTGATTTCGTCATAGAACGGACCTTCTGAATTCATCAGCTGGCCTTCCATGCAGAGCAGTTCAATGTTGCCCACAGACAGGCCATAGCCGGTGCCCGCAGGAACAGAACCTTCGCTCGCGATTTCCACCCCGTCCAGTTCAAACACATCGGTGAAACCATAGGATCGCAGGCCGTTAGTACGGCTGACAATCACACGCTCCTTGGAGTCCAGCGTGTTGAGGAAGTCGATGTAGCTGCGTCGATCAAACAGCAGCATGTCAACTTGATCTTCCTTACTATCGTTCCGGCGGGTCTGATGAATCGCCTCGCGAACAGCCTTCACGCAGTTGGCGGACCAAGTGTTCCCGGTCGCATTGAAGTAGGTGCTAAGACCCTGGACAATCACAGGCGTGAAAAAATCAAACTCAGGATCGGCCGAGCCGTTGGGCCAGACGCCCGTCGTCTGCGAACCGCCGTACGCACCCAGGACGGTCGAAAGACCGGCGTAGGTATCGGACGGTGCGTAGAACGGATCCTCATCGTTCCGGTTGCGAAGCGCGCCGGTGGTCTTATTGATCGTCTGCGGCGTAGCGGCCAAGCCCATGAAACTTTCGATGCCGTGGAAGCGGAGTTCGTTACCCGCAGCATAGCCGTCGATTGTCCATTCCTTTGCAAGGTACTGCTCCATGCTAGTAAGCAGGCGGCTCGCCATCTTACCAGCGACGTTTACAAGCGCCTGAGCCGAACGGTTCTCAAGCATCTCCTTCTTATAGATGGCATCGCTTGCCTGTGCGCCGCGGAATTCAAGCTCCGCTCGCTTCCAGAGGTTCTGGCGTGCGAAGGTCCGTGGCGTTTCTCCGTTATTCCCCGATGGCGTGTGATTTCTGTACTGGATTTCCCAATCGAAACCCCTGCCTGACATGTTGGTGCGGATCTGGCCCGAGCCTTCCAGAGCGGCAAACAACTTGTACTTACGAAGCGATGCTACTTCTTCTTCCCGAAGGTGGTTTACAATGGTCGTAGCAATAGACCTTGCCCAGTCAGTCGAACTGCTCATCAGATAACTCCATCGTTAGCGAGTTGGCTTTTCAGCCGGTCCTCAAAACTCATCCGCGCGCGCGGTGCCCGCGGTTCCGTAGTTCCTGCACTTCGATTCGGAGTGCGTGTTGCGCGCTCGCGAAGGAACTGCATGTTCTGTTCTGCAACGGGGTCGGCCTGGGGGACAGGAGGGGCAGGGGGGGCCATCTGAGGCTGAGCCTGCATCTGCTGCATCTGCTGATAGCGCATGTTCAACAGGTCGCGCTGCAGCATGCCGGTCGCGTACTTCCAGCGGTCATTGGCCGACTGGATGCCAAGCTGCTGTGCTTGGGCGATGTACTGCGAGATCGCCTGACCTTCCCGGGTGGGATTGCCCTGCTGGTCGTAGAGCCAGTCGGCGTTCTGACGCTCCAGATCCTGCACGTAGTTCTGCGTCTGGTACTGGCTGAGATGGTTCTGCACCATCTCCTGAGCCTTCTGGATCGCGACCTGCTCAACGAAGGGCTTGAGCGTGTTCTCGGGATCGGTCACCAGCTTGCGGGCGAAGTCCGCCGTGTAGCTCTGGTATTCCCTGAGAGCCTGCTGGGCCTCATAGGGAGCGTCCTGCGAGATCACTTCCTTGCCCGTGGCCGGGTCGCGGACGATGTAGCTCTTCCACGTATCCTTGACCTGCGGCGGCGACCACCACTTCGGAGCTTCGGGTTCCTTCGGCTTGGCAGCTTCGGCCTGAGACTTCTTCCAAGTCTCAAACTCCCGCTGGTTCCGCAGGTATTCCTGAGCGTAGGGAACGACCGACTGGTACTGCTGCAGCTGCCGCTGAGTCTCGCCGTAGCCGTTGTAGGCCCGATAGAGGTTCTGGGCGATTGAGAGATCGTCCTGACCCTGGAAGTCGGGGAGGTGCCGAAAGGCAGAGTAGGGGGTATCAAAGCCGGGAGTAGAAGTCTCTGAACCGGCCGTATCCTGCGAGGGCGCATCGTAGCTTGTCTCAGCTACGGGAGCTTCCTGCGTCTGGAGTTCTGGTGTTTCGTCTGACATGTATTTCCTTTCGGGGGAAGGGTCTACATAGTCAGTGTCCTGTTACTCATATTTTGTTACGGGTGTTGTCAGTATTGCCTTATGTAGTCGCCGGGACGGGTGTTGTAGTCGGCTTGCGGCGACGGAGCGAGTTCTGGGATCAGATTCGATAGCAGGGGGATGCCGTAGGACGGCGAGATCAATGCTTGGCCAATACCAAACTCAGTGGCCAATGCCCCGAGAGCGCTCTTGCCTGCACGGGCCGCGCGGACTGCATGGCCGAGTCCGTTCAACGGGTCCAGCACAGAATCCATCCCAGTGCCCAGAATCATCGCAGCGGTCTTTGGAACACCGGCAGCATGGAGAGAATCAGAAGCTGACAGCTGGAGATCCGCGGCCTGTTGCTGGGAGACTCCTGAGACGATGTCATCCCAGGCTGCGGGGGCGATGTTCGCAGGTCGCCGCCCACGCATCTCCCTCGCTTGTTCCGCTACATCCACAACTGTCGGAGTTCCCTTTGGAACCATGCCCGCCGCCTCGGCACCATAGAGTGTGGCGGTGTTGAGGGCGCTGTCGAACTGCTTCTTGGCGTTGGGGTAGGGATTGCCTTGTGGATCTACCCAGTTAGCGAGACGTTGACTGCTCGCCACGGCCATCTGGGGCACGGCGCTGAACGCTGCCGCCGCGTTGTACAAGGGTGCGCCGGGAGCCAATACCCCTCGCCAATGGTAGGGAGACTTGAGCGAATCCAACTCACCGCGCTCATAGCTACCTATCTCTGACGCTATCCGCGGATCGATCTTGGCTCTGTCGGCGGCAGTGGGGTGGATAGTAGCGAGACGCTGAAGCAACTTCTCCTGTCGCTGCTTGTCGGCCCACTCCTTCTGCGAGTCCATTTCGTAGCCAGCTACGCTACGCGCCAGACGGCCGGGAAGGTTGTATAGGGAGTCTAGAGGCTCAGCCATTCGTATCCTTCAGAGTTAGCAATTCCACGCGCGCAAGGACTTGTTAATCCTGCTGTCAGGGTCGTTGGCCGTTTTCTCGCTGGTGAGCTTGCGCTTCATGCCTTCCATCCTGGCACAGAATGAGTCTCTCCGCGGCCCGCCCTCTGGCTGGGGTGCTTGGAGATTGGCACCAGTGGCGCGGTTGTAACTTGCTCGCCCCTTCGCATTCAGCCCACCGTCAGGATCTTGCCCTTCCTTGCGGCTCCATGCACCTGCCTTCAGCTGGCGGATCTTGTCACCTTCTTTGTCCATTACTCATCCCAGTCGTCGTCAAAGAGGAAGTCAAACATAGTCACCTGCCCTGCATGCCGTTGTGGTACTTGTTCAATATGGCGGCTTTGTCGCTGGCGCTAGACCGCTGTTTGTTCGCCTTGTCAAAACCTGTCCCCGGCTCGCTCAGTGCGTCAATGACCTCCCAGTTACTGGGCATCACTCCGGTGCGCGCACGCACGGCCCGCGTGAAGAGGTCGATAGCGTCCATTTCGTTGCCTCCGTTATCACGCAACGCCTTGGCCATCCCGGGAAACAGAGCAGCCTGCTGGCGTAGCACACGGATTTGATCTTCTGGAGTCGGCATCAGATATACTCCCACTGGCCGTTCACCAGCCGCTTCCTAGTAACACCCGTCTGTAACTGCCTCTGGAGAATGCGATCCTTCTCCCGCTCCCGTTGTTCAATGGCCAGCCGCTGAAGGAGAGCCTCTTGGCGCATGGTTTCCATTTCTTTCTCATGGGCCATCCGGCGCTGTTCACGCATCTGCGCCACGCGGGAGTCGTTCTCGTCTTGGTAGGCATCTTGAACGTCATCGATCATGCCGCCCAGGTGCCTTGCCTGCGCGGAGGACACCTGTTGAGCCATAAGGGCTGGATTCATTGGAACTGCTCCTGAGTACCCCTGCATATTGAACGGGCGTCTAATCGCTTGCTGGTGCGCTTCCTGCGCGTCCGGCTCGTCTTCCTGCTGATTGCCACCATTCAGCACCTGCTGGCGAGATTGCAGATACTTCTCGCGCTCAGCTGGTGTCAGGGTGCCTAGATACTGGCGCATCTGGGTGTCGCCCTGCTTAGCCAAGAAATTGCGCGCGCGCTGTTGTTCGTAAAGGCTGACCACGCGGGCAACCGGCTCTCTGTTGACCGGCGCGTTCATCTGCATCATCTTCGGTCGATTCATCATTGCGTCTCCTACAAGGCAAGTGCCCCGCGGCGACAGCGGACACGCAGAGGGCTGGAAAACAGGGCAGGCTGGCTGGCGACACGCGGCGTTTTCGGGTTTCGCGAAACTGGGATGTGTCGTCGGAGAGGGGAAAAAGCGACATGTGGGGGCTAGGGGAGGGAAAAAATCCAGGGGTGGATATGACAATAATCCGCTCTCGGCCTGGGGGGGAACGGGGGGTCTTCGGCTTGTCGCCTACCCTTTCCCCCTCGTTCTAAACCGTTGCCCCGCCAGCACTTAGGGCATTCGCTCCGATTGCAGACTGGAAACGTGGGAATCATCACTATTCCGATAAACTTTGTTTTTCCCCGGCGGTCCCCTTGGATGCATCGCCCCCCTATCCAAACGTACACTATCTCCCTCTTGCAATCCCGTTGCATGTCATCCTGGCTATACGCCCGTACAGTATCCCGGCGGTTCAACAAAATAGCCCCCGGGGAAACTACTCCCCGGGGGCTATACGCTTGCACACTACTGTACGGATGGCCTATTCGGCCTTGGGGCGCCACGTTATCCGGTTTGCTAGTTCTTCCACAGTCCACGGGGATGGGCTGGGAACCGGGGCCGGATGGAATGTCGGCCGTACACTGTCCGCACCATAGGCGGTGGCGAGAAGATCGGCGGCCGACTGCTTGCGGGATAGGCTGGCCAGCCTACGCCCGATAGGCCCGTTTGGCATGGTCTCCACAGTCTCCCGTGCCATCGTCAAAGCATCCGGCCGGGGAATGGCGGCTTGCAACCTACGCTCCCGCATCGCGAGCATTTCGGCCGATGCCTGCCGATTTTTGGCCCTACGTTGGCCCGTAAAGCCACGCCATTGAGACCGGCGAGCATATGCCCGTATGGCGTAGTAAGCCCGCATATGATCGCCCCGGGCGTAGGGGAGGGAAGTGTAATCCCGTGCCAGCCAGTGGGTGTAGAACTGGCTCGCGGCCTCCTCCGCCGCCTCTTCATCCAAGCCGTCGTAGCGAGCGGTCCTATATAGCCCCTCTCGCAGGGCCATATGTTGATCGGCCGTGAGATCGGCGGGTCTGTAGGCTTCGCGGGGGAACGCACAAGAGGCGCCATCGGCAATCGTCAGATTGTTAGAACGCATTGAATCATCCTCCTTTAGTAGTGGTGGCGGGTATCTGCTCGCCACTGGTCTATTTGTATCATTTACTATCGGCCGGTCAACAGACGTTCCAAAATAAAATCGTATCGGCCGAAATATTTTTTTGGGTCTGGAGTCTAATAGTAGTTGTGAGCGTCAAACGCTCACGCGATGCGAAAGTGTCGCGTGAGCGTGAAACGCACGCCGCGTTTGTTACTCTGGTAACGAATGCGATCAGCGTCTGCCAGGCCTCACACACTGCCCCGAATTCTGCGGGCAATTGTTACACTGAAAATTCCGTGAAATGTTCGCGGAATTTTCTGTGCGACAAGTCTAATAGTGTGTGTGACGTCGCCCGCGTGATGGGGAAGCGTGTAGCTTCTGCGCATGCGGGCAGCAAAAGGAGTTCTTTGTGAACTATCCTGTTTTCCGTGAGGGAATTCTCTCGCGTAGGTTTGCGAATACGTACAACCACTGCCAGTCGCACAGTTGGGACCATTGGAATGCGATTGCGTGGTCGTTGGAAGTCGCAGCGCATCTGACTAGGGCGTGGTAACCGCCAACCCTTACCTGCGGGTAGGGGCTACGGTTTTCATTCCTTCAATGGAGTTAATCCATGTCAAAGGCCCAGGCTGGTGCCACGGCCATCATGGAGGCTCTGAGGATTCCTTTGGACAAGTTAAGGCAGGCGGGCAATGTTGCCGTACCTGCTGATGACTTGTGCGAACGGGCCATCCTTGGGTGTCTCAATTCCCGTGATGGCAGTTGGCGTAAGACTCGCCCGTCGAATGAGGAATCCGAAACGCTTTGGGCGTTGGTGAAGTTTCACCGTTCGGGTGGTTCCTTGTACGGGTGGCCGTGGTTTGCACCCAAGGATCTGATCGATCCGCTGGATACCCTCGCGGTAGTCCTGCTGGGTGGGCAGTCCAACGCGGCAAACGCATGGCAACGTGCGATGCACGGTTGACGACATCCGATCACGGGCAGGTGGCTGCGGTAAACGGGCGAACGCCCAACTAAATCCGAATGCCATCTGCCCGCGTTCCGGTGCCGTTGTGGTTCCGGTTTCTACTAGGAGGTGCGTATGGCAATTCGCCGTATACGTGCCGCCAAGCCTCTGGGTGTCATTCTGCACCGGGGCGTGTCTCCTTATGACGGTTCTCCGTATGTGGTGATCATGCCACTTCGGAATTCCAAGAATAAGAAGACCGGCTCAATGCTTCAGACCTATATTCTTAGGGCTGACACGCACCCAGTGGTGGCGGTACGCGAAGAGAAAGATGGGGCCATCTGTTTCAACTGCCCCATGCGTGGTCTGGTCGGCTTCCCTAATCGGACACCGGCCAACGCAAAGCGTAATCCAAAGCGTTGGCGTGCGTGTTATGTCAACGTCGGGCAGGGGCCAGCAATGGTCTACGGTGCCTACATGCGTGGTCGGTACGTTGAATACGATCCGATCATGCATGATCAGTACATCCGTGACCGCAAGGTCCGGTTCGGTACATACGGGGAGCCGGTGCTGATACCGCTCGCCCTGGTGCAGCATCTGGCCGGTCTTTCAGACGGCTGGACGGGCTACACCCATGCGTGGAGCAACCTAACCTACGCTCCATACAAGCAGTTCTTCATGGCCAGTGTCCATGGTCTTACGGGGCCGTGGTCACGGGAACATGCGAAGTCTCTCGGCTGGCGTACCTTCCGCACTATGCGGGGAGGTGAGCCTTCTACGGATGAAGTCTTGTGCCCAGCATCTTTGGAGGCTGGTCATCGTCTTAGCTGCCTGACTTGCAGGCTGTGCGACGGTGCCGGTGTCCGCAAGATCGGCTTGGCTATGCGTGATGTGTACATCCCCGGGCATGGTGGCAAAGCGATTATGACCGCTGTCGCCAACCTGCCCATTCTCCAAGCGTGAGGTGTGACATGCCGGAAGCTAACGGCACAACGTACGACACCAACACAAAGGCTGAAATCGTAGACATTCTGGAGCGTTGCCGCGTGCTGAAGACGCGCATTCGCTTCCGGTATGGCGGCGATGACGGCCAAGACTGGGGTGATACGTGCCATGTGGAGGGTTACATAGGTCGCTCCTGCGGCCAGTTCAAAATCCCCCTGGTGATCCACAACAGGCGGTGCGTGGGCGGGCCTGCAATCCTGACGGCCCACATAGTGCGGATCGAAACAACACGCGGCAAGCAGCTGCTGTATCAGCACCCTGCTTATAAGCCGCCCAAGAGGGAGGCGTGACCATGGAATGTGATCAGTGTGGGTGCGGTGAGCAGGCGTGGAGCGGTGTCTTAGGCGACCTGCTCCATGCCTGCTGCCGTGCATGTGGTTGGGTATACTCTTGTCCACTAGAGGAGGTGAGTGATGAGTGATGAGTGCAACGGGTGGCACAACTACGAAACGTGGATTGCCAACCTGTGGATGGATCAAGAGAAGGGGCAGCAGGATTACTGGTTAGAGGAGGCGCGGCAGTGCTTTGACGAGGCTGCGGCCGATGGGTTCCTGACGCGGAGCGAAAATGCGGCTAGGGACTTGGCCGACCGGATCAAGGACGCCCATGAGGAAGCAGCTACGGAGATGCTGAAGCAGGCCCACTACGAAACCGGCCCGCTGGCTGACCTGCTGAACGGTGCCTTGGGTGCCGTCAACTGGGATGAGATTGCCAACAGTTGGATAACGAAGTGGGCTGAACAAGTCTCTTACGCAAAAGGGGTGAAGTGATGCACAAGATAGCACCAGTGCCCAACCACAATGGGTCACCAGCCGATGCGCTGGCCGAGCAGATGATGGAGGTGTGCCATGCCTTGGAGGCAGCGGTCGGTGCCATGTGCCAGTGGCAACCGCATGGCAGGGACTACCAGATTGGTGGTGACTACCAGGCTGACAGGATTGAGTTCCTGAGACGGGTTGGTTTGTTGGAGGCAATGGCCAAGCAGTACGAACAGGAAGCGATTGATGTGATGGAATACTACAACTGGAAAGCGAGGGCGTGATGAGCGAGGTGAAGATGCCGCCACGGATCGGTCCGTGGCATGAGACAGAGATGGAGGATCCCGATGGCACAGACTTTGTGCTTGGGTTCTACCCCGATCACCCATGCGTGAACGCCAAGGTTGTCTACTGCGTGCAGACATGCATCGGCAACGAGGTGGAGAGCGTTGATTGGTTCGACATCGACAACGGGGAGGTCGATGCCCCGGCTTGCTGGGCTTTGATCATCTACCCAGAGGAGGACGAGTGATGAGCAGATACCATGTGAAGGTGGGTGATGCGACGTTCGCCTACGGGTATGACCGTCCGTTGCAGGAATACTTCTTGCAGAAGCACACGCCGGGGGAGGGTGACTACCCGGAGGTTGAAGATTTGGTGGGCAGCTACACCGGCAACGGGTACGGGACTGCTGGGGAACTGTTGAAAGCGGTGGCCGAGCATGGCGTACCGCTGCCGGAAGAACATCTGACTCTGATTGGTTTAGACCTACCCTTCTAGGAGGTTGCATGGCAGGAAGCCTACGCATACGGCCCGTCACGTTCGCGGATGCCAAGCGATTTGTGAGCGACCATCACCGGCATAACAAGCCGCCGGTCGGACACAAGTTCAGCGTTGGCGTTGAGCGGGACGGGAAACTGTGCGGCGTGGCAATGGCCGGTCGGCCAGTGGCGCGTGCGCTAGATGACGGCAAGACGCTAGAGGTCAACCGCACATGCACGGATGGCACACCTAACGCCAACTCCATGCTGTACGGTGCGGTGTGGCGAGCCGCAAAGGCTATGGGTTACGAACGATGCGTGACATACACGCAGGCTGACGAGACGGGTGCGTCACTGCGTGCAGCTGGATGGGTACGGGAGAAGGATTTGCCACCGCGTAAGTCTTGGGCTGAGAGCAGCGTGAAGTTGCGGGATGCCAAAGACCCAGTCGGTAACGGCGGCGTGGCTAGGGTGCGATGGGAGATCAGGACTACACAACAACGAGGCGAGCTATGAACCGTGAAGATTGCAAGGTTGGTATGACGGTGTCGTTCGGGCGTGGGCGTGGTGCCCACACCAAGGGCAGGGTGCTGAAGGTCAACGACAAGAAGGCCAAGGTGGAAACGCTGGAGCAACGCAACAGCAATGCGGCTGGCACCATCTGGAACGTGCCCTACTCCATGCTGACAGCGTGTGAGTTCGTCGCCCCGCAGGCACAGCCCTATCCCAATGGGCTGACGATCACCGGGGTGAGGTATCTTACAGGCAACGAGTGCCTCAATGAGGGGTGGGACATCGGGCTGTACGACTTCGCGGTCGCACTCACCCTGTCCGATGGCTCCATGATCTTTGCGTCTGCGGACTATGAGGGTAACGGGCCTGGTGCCCTGTTCGGTCGGATGCGTACCGGCGAGCAGTTCATCCTGTCCCCAGCACAGAAAGAGGTGGCGGTATGAAGATGAGTAAGAAGTTGGCCGAGGATTTCTGCGATCACGTTTGCGGCGAGGATGCAGAGCTTTACTACGAAGCCTTCTGTCAGTGGGCGGCGGGGCGCTGCGACCAAGTGGGCACATTCTTCTGGTCCGACTTGGCTATCCAAGTGAGGGACTGCGGCCACAAGCACAGTGCCCATGCCCTGTATCGGCTGGCGTCCGTGCTGGCGAGCGAACTGAACAGAGAGAAAGACTTCATCGGCAGGATTGGTCGGGCATTCACAGCGTGCGCTGAGCGGTTCGGCGTGGAAGAGGAAGACATCGTCAGGAGGTAAGCGATGCGTGTACTGGTAGCGTGTGAGTTCACCGGCACGGTGCGCCGTGCGTTCCGTGAGCTAGGGCATGATGCATGGAGTTGCGACATCCTGCCTGCCGAGGATGGCGGGCCGCACATACAGGGTGATGTTCGCCAGGTTTTGGGTGACGGGTGGGATCTGATGGTTGCCCACCCACCATGCACCCACCTTGCGGTCAGTGGTGCCCGCCATTTCCATCGCAAGCAGGTCGAACAGGCCGAGGCGTTGGAGTTTGTGCAGACGCTGATGGATGCACCCATCCCACGCATAGCACTGGAGAACCCAGTGTCTGTGATCAGCAGTCGGATTCGTAAGCCGGATCAGATCATCCAGCCCTACCAATTCGGCCATCCAGAATCCAAGAAGACATGCCTCTGGTTGAAGGGACTCAACCCCCTGCAACCAACGGCTGTGATGCAGATGCGTGGACGGTGGGAGAACCAGACTCCCAGTGGACAGAACAAGTTAGGGCCATCACCGGATCGGTGGAAGATTCGGAGCAAGACCTACCCCGGTATTGCCCATGCGATGGCTACCCAGTGGGGTGTGGAGGATGCGTGATGCCAAAAACGCGGAGCAAGATGGGTAGTTTGTCACGTTCGCAGCATGCCGAGGTTGCTTGGTGCACGGAGGACATCCAAGACCGGCGACCAGACTGGTCGGCTAAGAGATGTTTTGCGTTCCTTATGAATAACGAGGATGAGATTCAATGCGAGATGATCGAACGTGGATGGGAAGTTATCAACAACCTTTTGGCAAGGGAGGAATGATGGCACATACACCAGGGCCGTGGGGCATTGTATTTCACTGTGATGTCGAACGCATCCGGCTGAACGGATCGACGGTCTACCAAGTGAGCGATGTGACTGACCCGGAGTTCCCATCCGGCACGCCCCGCTACAACTTGGATGACCTGCGATTGATGGCGGCAGCACCTGAGATGTTGGCCACGCTGCACATAGCGGCAGATGCGCTGGACTACGCTCAGGCCCAGGTCGATTCGGAGAACGATGCATACAACCTGCGTGTACGGTTGTTGCAGGTGAAGAGAGTGATTGCCAAGGCAGAAGGGAAGGGTGAGTGATGCCAGCTGTACATATGAGTGAGCATGAGGCCCGCGTTCACATGATCTCGTTACTGAACCACATGGATGTTGATGGCTTGGCGTTGGCCTTAAGCGAGAGCTATCTGTTTGAGGACAGGCCGGTTGTGGTGAAGGGGGCGAAGGTCGAAAGCTACGCCTACCTCAACGGCATGTCTGGCGGCGATGTGCGCGGCGATGTGTACGCATTCGACGGGCTTGCTGACGGGGAGTGACCCTTAACAAGGAGGACAGGGATGTCTATGCTGGATGTCTGGAAAGACGAGACGATTGAGACTGCCATTCGCCTGTTGGTCAACGCCGAGCAGTTGTTGGAACCGTTCCGTGACCAAGAGGGTGACTGGGGCAGGGTGTACGAACAGATCCACAAGTTCCTAAAGGAGGAGTGCTGATGCGGTGCGAGCGATGTCGATGGGAGTTGATGGAGGATGACGAGGAGGAGGGTGTGTGTGGCCCGTGCCAGACAACGCTGGAAGTTCTGGAACTACTAGGGGAGGATGACTGATGCGTGAGTATTCAGTGCCGCGTGGGGCTAGGCCGCTGCCCGCGGCAAGGTGGTATCAGCAGCCGGTGGATGCGGGCCAAGCTGTCGATGTGAAGTACGCCGCTGACTGGGAGAGCGAGCGTCTGCTGCGGCGCACTGAGGATCGCAGCACAGGAGAGGTGCGGTTCCAGTACGCCAGCATGCAGGACGATGGGTCAGTGTTTGAGCCGTGGAACAACGTGTTGCCTACGGTCGGGGAGTGGTTGGACTATGGCACAGAGGAGAGCAAGTGATGCGTGACATGTCGAATGATCTCAGGATTGTGCAGTGGTTTCTGGATCTCCCCAAGTTGCAGGAGATTATGGGCTGGCCGGTCGGTGCCGAGCGTCTTGTCGCCAGTGGGCAGGACATCCATCGCCTGTCCAAGCAGGAGCCTGGTGATCCCGTGGCAATAGCCGCGGCGTGGAACCGTCTCGGCGGTGCGCTTGGCCCCAACCTACTGGGCACGCTGATGTCCTGCGATCACTGGCGGGAGCTTGTGCCCCCTGTGTCAGGCCCCAGCAGCGACGACGAGGACACAGTATGGATGGGCGGTGGCAAGAGTGTTGTAGCCCGCATGGTCTATGACAACGGGCGTCCGATCAACATTGTGTTTGAGGTTCGATAGGAGCAACCATGTACAAGGATGTACTGCAGGTGCTGCATGTTCTGGCTACCGCTATACTTATGTTGTTAGCGGGCCAGTTGAAGGAGATGTGTCTCAAGATACTGGGAGGTGAGTGATGGCTTGGCAACAGATGCCCGCCGATGCAGGGCAGATCGTTGATGTGCGGTACGACTGCGACTGGGAGACACGCACGCTGTACAAGCGTGTTGCCGACCGCAACGAGGGCAGTGTTGAACTGCTGCTTGGACGGATCGTTGACGGTGAGGATAGGTACGAACCACAGAATGGCGTACTGCCCAAGGTGGAGCGGTGGATTTCAGAGGGAGGTGAGTGATGGCTAAGATGCTGTGCGAGTGCAAGGCTGGGCAGTTCCCGGGCGAGCCTATCGATGAGCAGTTCGCTGCGTTCGATGCGCTCGCTCGTCAGTGCGGGTATGCGTCTGGCATAGCTGCCGCCAATGAGTGTGTGCTGTGGGGGGATACGGTCGAACAGGCCGTGGCGTTTATGTCCAAGCAACTGGAGGTGAGTGATGTTTGCAATGAGTGAGACGATGGACTTTCTGATCGGTGGCACCGGGGTGCTGCTGCTGTTGTGGTGGAGTTCTGGGAGCCACTGACCATGCTGTATGGATATGCCCGTGTTTCTACAGATAAGCAGGAGAACTCAGCTGATGCCCAGGCTATACGTCTTAGGGCATACGCTGAGCAGTCGGGCTTGGAGTTCGGGGGCGTGTTCGTAGACGAGGATCAGTCGGCCTTCCACATCCCATGGCACCAGCGCAGGCAGGGCAGGGCGCTGTGGGATAAGCTCAAGGCCGGGGATGCGGTGGCGTTCTGCACGTTCGACCGAGTCTTCCGTTCGGTGCTGGATGCTGCGGTCACTTTAGACAAGTGCAAGGCGCTTGGCGTTCAGCTGCGGTTCCTAGACAACAGCATCGATGTGATGACAAGCGAAGGCGAGTTGACGTTCAACGTCCGGTCTTGCGTTGCCCAGTTTGAAAGTCAGATCAGAGGCCAGCGGCAGCGGGAGATCCAGTCCTACCTACGCGCAGCCGGTCGCCCGTATGGGAAGTTCCGTCCGTACGGATGGGTGGCCAAGGACAAAGCGTTCGTTGCCTACCGTCCCGAGCGGGAGATCGGTGACATGGTTGTGGCCATGCGCAAGGCAGGCCGGTCCTTCACGGACATCTGCCTGCACCTGTGCAAGAAGGAACTGTGCAAGCCAGCCAACAAGAAGGGCGTCAGGGGGTACTACGGCCTGTCAGACACAGTGGCTCTGCATCGGGCAGCGTCAGCTGGATACCCAAAGATCCCGCCAAGACTTTCGCAAGCGCAGTGGCGCGACGAGATGCAGCGCGTAGAGAAATCTCATGCGACTCAGCCAGCGCTCTGAGTGTCTTGCCGTTGATGAACCTGTCGGTGGCTAGCTCCTGCTCCCACTCTGGGAGATCAGCGATGGCCAGCCGGATGTGGTCAACGTGATCGAACTCTGGCAGCAGGTCGGCTGCCTCCTCCAGCGTGATGCGAATCTCCCCTGGCTGGCGGGCTAGCTTCTTAATAGCCTTGTACATGGCGTTGAGTACAGCCCTGGCGAAGTATGCCTTTGGGTAGGGCAGCCGCTTGGGGTCATAGGTTCGGGCAGCTTTGACCAGCGCCAGATACCCTTCGCTCTGCAGGTCTTCGACCAGCACCGACCGCTGCCACCCGGGGCGGTTCTGTAGGAAATACTTTGCGAGTATCGCCGCGAGCGGCATGTACTCAACGACTAGGCGTTGACGCTTGGCTGAGAGCTTCAATCGTTTTGTCATGCGCGTTCAGACGAACCTCATGTTCCTCTATGGTCTGGCGCAGTTCGTCCAGCATGCGGGGCAATGACTCCACGCTACTGGCTATGACCGCAACCTTGGCATGCAGGCTGAATGCCCACGGGACTACCGCTGCGGCAACCGAAATGCCCAGCATCCACAACTCTGTCTCAGGCGACATCTGTTCCCCTCACCATGGCGATTAACATGAGTCCCGCGTACGGGTGTAGTTGCCCTTCCTCAACGTGGAGTTTGATCATCCGCGTTGCTTTGAAGGCGTCGGCTTCGGGGTATCTATACATATGGGTGTGCCCGTTGTATCGGGCTAAGACTTCAAAGCTGATGTCGCTTCCAGTCTCAGATGCTCTAGGCTTGTTTGGTGTTCGCTGAAAATCCATTTGGCTAGCCATGCACTGATGAGGTTGATGATGATGGGCAGGACGATCAGCAGCAGGACCGATCCGCATTCCTGGTGACGCGCGCGGAACTCACTGCGGATCTGCTTCTTCCATTCGCGCCGGTCGGGGTTGGCCGTGGCGATTGCGATCAGCGCCACCTCCTCGCCGTGCTTCGACATGCGAGCAGCCCCCGTCTCTTCCGCACACCTGTGCGCTATTTGCTGGGCACGCATGTCTTGCATTCCTTGGAGGGGACAAGCACAGACTTTGTCTTGCAGAGGCACCCGGGCGGGCACGCGCAGTCGGTCACATGTCCATCGCCGTGCGTGATCTTGCCGTTCTTACACAGCCCGCAGCACTTGGACTTGGGTGCCGTGTAGGTGGTGACAACGTACGCTGCCTCCACTGCGACCCGCTCAGGGAATGTGGGCACCGGGAACAGCAGCGAGAAGATGAGACTGATCATGTCTGCAGTAGTCCTATGGTGCCGTAGTCAGGCAGCTTCTGAGGGGGGAAGCCATCCACATTTCCGTATGCCCAGGCATCACCATCGGTGACGCACACTGCCCAGTCGTCTGCCTTGGTGACGATCATCCCCGGCACCTGCTCCGGGTAGGACGATGGCCAGTCCTTCACAGGTTGGTTCCACGGACCCCAGGAATTCTGGATGAAGAACACAGTGAACGGCCAGAACTCTTTGGTGTCGTCAAAACCTACCGTCGCCATGTCATGCGCCCAGCCTCCAGCCTGACGAGGGTGGATGTTCTGTGAGTTGGGTGAGCTTGCCCACTTGGCGTACTGCCCTGAGTGAATTCCGTACCCGTTGGCCAGTGCGTCCATCGCATCGCGCACCGTGTTGATCTGTCTAATGATGCCGACCTTGTGCTGGCGGCAGATGTCGGCCACATCCTTGGGCACGCCGGACGAACCCCAGCCTGCGCCGAGGTTGCCGCTGTACTTGGAGAGATCGACTGGTTCGTACTTCTGCCGGATGCAGAAGCCAACGTCCCGCTCAAACGTCGATGCCCTGGCAGGGATCATGCCCTCACCGCTGTGGCCGCGGGCACCGTACGTTGGCTCAGTTGCGCCGCGCTTAACGAAAGACTCTGGCCTGTTCTCTATCAATACCTGGACCGCGCGCGTGCAATCCCGCGCTGAACGCGAGCCGTGTGCGACACAATCTCCGACCGTCTGAACTTCGGTGAAGGACAGTGGGTCCAGCTTGCGAACGTACTGCCACAGCAGGGCGCGCTTGCCCTCGCCTGACCCCACGCTGTTGGGTTCCGAGTAGATTGGGCGGGGCTGCGACTCCTGCCACAGCACCCGATCACGGGGGCTGTTGATCCAGCCGGTCAGCCCATCGTCGTATGCTTTGAGGGGGGCGAAGTCACTCACTTTGCTTTGCAACCTCCCGGCATGCGGCTGCGATCTGGTTCACTAGCGAGGTGCTAAGTGGT